GTCATACCTTCCCTTCCTGATCGAATTCGCGCCAAGACCGTTTGACCGGCAAGGTCACCCCGGCGCAGTTAACAGACTCCCCGGCTGGCAAGACCCACCGGTCGCGGGGAAACAAGGGCCGATACAAAATCCCGTCGGCCCCGCGAAGCTGGAAGCGTTGATCGTGCGGGATATCCTTACCATTCAAGCGAAGATGACCGGGCCGCGAAAAACAGAAATTCCACTGTTTCCGAAGACCCTCGACGCCGGAGCGGATGTATTGTTCGCGGCGGACATGGGCGGCCAATTCCTGGGCCGATTTGACTTCGGTTCGAACGATTGCCCGCGCCCTTTCGGTCAGGCTCCCGAACCGGCCAACCTTGGCCGCCCCTGGGATAGTCGAAAGGGCGTTGGCGATCTGAACCTGGGCGTTAAACAACCCCTGAGCCCCGGAATTGACCAAAAGGATTTGGCCCCGGATGAACCTTCGTACTTCATCGTTTAGGCGGGTTATCAATTCGGCGTTGTTGGCCCTGATTATAAGAAGTTGACTTTGGGGGATGTTGGAAATCTGAAGGGTCACACCGGCAAGCCTGAAGCCCCTGTCAAGAATGGCCGCGCCCGCTTCGAATCCTTCCCCCTGAACCCGCGAAAGAAGGGCGGCCATGTCCGACCCAAAAACCCCGATTGCCGCCTCAAGGTTTTGGTTGACTACCGCAAGGTTGAAGACTTCGAAGTCGGTTCGGGCAACGATTGAAAGAACGGAGTCTTTCAGTTCTTCGGCGATTGCTAAAGTTCCGGCCTGAGCCGCGATCCCCAGGGTCAAGGCTTCATTCATGACCCTGACAACTTCCCGGCGGAAGCGGTCGGACCTTTGACGGTCGGTCAAGCGCTCAAGGATTCGGGCGATCGGCATAATTCGGTCCTGGGCCGCGTTAACAACCCGTCATACAAAAACCCCAGGGAACCAAGGGAGTTGACAAGGGTCACAAGAATATCGTTCAACCTGGGGCTTCCCTGGGCGTCAAGAAACCCGAACAACCTTCCGCCCCCTTGGTTTTCCGTTCTTCCGGCTTGCTTCAGCCGCCGCCGCGATCGCTTCAGCTTCTTCCTGTCCCCCTTGGCTTGGGTCTTCGGCCCTGCTTTCTGAAGGGTCGATGTCAACCCCCAGGTTTTGGAAGACCGACGCAACCGCCATACGGCCTTCGTCTTCGGTCATAAGGTTTCCGGTTGTTCCGATGACCACCGCCTGAACGACTTTCAAGATCGAATCCGACACGCGGGCCAAATCAAGATCGGTCGGTTCGGGCATAACCACTTCAAAATCATGCAAGACCTTGTTGACTTCAAGCGGGTCGGCGAATGTAAGCATCGAATCAACACCCTGCCGTTTTTCGGGATTCTTCAGCCACCATTGATCAAGAACAAACTTCCCGATGTTCCTGAACATCCCCGCAACGAAAAGTTGACGGCCCTTGACCCGCTTCAAGACCGCTTGGCCGATGTCGGCACGATCGCCCGATCCTTCCCCTTCGGAAATGAATATCTTTTTTGACCACCCGGCCCCCCCCAGGATGTTCTCAAGATACATGGCGTTGGCGTTCGAGGTGTCACTGTGCTGCATGTCGGGAACCGCCGCCATCAATTTTTCTTGATCGTTGTGAGCATATACCGCCCCGGCGGGAAGGCTCTTCAACATCTTGGCCTTCTCTTGAAGGGCTTTCTTGTTCGACCCCTTGGCTTCCAAATCCCAAAGAATCCGCTTCGCCAAGACGGTTCTTTCCATGTCGTCAAACAGGAATTTCTTGTAGGCGTCAAGGAAGTCGGCCAAGGTTAAAAGGTCGGGAACGCCCCGCGTTGCTGTTGAAATCCGGTTGACGGGGAAATAGAAGATTTCACCCATCAAGCGCCCGAAGGTTTCCGACTCCGGTTCGCTATCAACCCGGATAATTGGAAGCGGTTCCCCTTGGCTTGAATCAGGCCGCCGCTTGTTGACCAACCAAAGATCGCGGATGTTTTCGGGGTTGGCCGTGACCGAATGGATCGCGCTCCAATCCAAGATCCCGATCTTCACCGTGCCGTCAATATCGTTGACAAAGGCGGGAAGGGCCAATTCCCCGAAAAGCCCCAAGTCCCGAACGTAATCATGTTGGGTCAATTCCCAATCGTTGATCGGGTCTTCCCAATGGGCATCGAGAACGGCCTGAAGTTCTTCGTGTTTGTGGCGAATGAAGACCCCTTCACCGATGACCCAATCCTTCAAATCTTCGGTGATTCGTTTGGCTACGGGGTTCGACAAATAAAGGAAATGGGCGATTTCGATCATCCGGCTTTGTCGGATTGCATCAAGGTTGCGCTTGCTGCCGGTCAGGGAACGGAATTGATCATCGTCGTCATCAACGACCGTTGCCGATTCGACAACCCGGCCTAGAAGGGCATTGGCCGCCGCCTGAAGTCTTTGTCCTAAACCCATTATCGCCACACCCTGATTTCACCATGCTCGAACATTCGGCCCGAAGGTTCTTCTTCGGGCGTTACATCATCCTCTGAACTTGCAAAAGCCCGTTGGCCGTGTCGATAGACCCCCCAAAAGGCCAACCCCAAGGAATGGACATGATCGGGTGACCGCTTCGGGCCGCCCTGGGTCGCCCCGCCTTTCCTTTCATCAGGGTCAACGATTCGAATTCCCTTCGGCTTTATCTCATATCGCATCGAAGAAAGTTGACCCAATAACCGATCAAGTTCGGTCGGGTCTTCTTCGTCCCGGTCCATTTGCAGGGACATGAAACCATATTCAAAGCAAAGCCGCAAATTCCAAAAGATTTCTGCCTTCAAGTTTACATAGGCCGATTCGTCTGAAGGTGAACTCCCAAAGTTAATCGGAACCGTCGGAACATCGGCTTCGATCAACAAGTCAGTTACGCCACCGCCAACGCCGGTATCATCGACCGTCACAAGGTCGCAAAGGTAGCGCCCGGAGATTTCCTTGGCCTTCGAAAAGGAATCAACCGTTGATTCCTTGGAACTATGAGAAACATGAACAAGCCGAACGAAAACCTTTTCTTCTTCCCCCCGGACAGGAAAGGCATCAACAACCGTAAAGACCGTTAGATCGTCGCCGTAGCGGGCCACATCGACCCCCAGGGCCCGGGCGATCCGGTTGTCCCGGTCGATGGTATCCGAATCAAACCCCCGGATTTCCGCCGCCTCGATCGCTCGCATCGGGATCAATGTGTCTTCACCTTGATCGGGGAATTCCCCCATGACCCGCGCCTGATAGATCGGGGAAGCCTCCCCCCATTCACTACGGCGGGTTTCAATCCATTTTTCGGTGATTCGTTCGGTAATCGGTGACCCACCTTTTTTAACCGTCCCGCCTTCCCAAGACCCCAGGCAAGGGACATGAAACGTCTTCCAGGTTGTTCTAAGCTTCGTAAAGACTTTGTAGAAATAACCAAGCCGCGCCCCCGGCGTTGAAGCCACGATCATCTTGGCTTCGGTAGTAAGCGCCCCCTGAATCGCATCAAATATGTCATCCCGGACGCCCTTTGCTTCGTCTACAACATATAGCAGATTTGGCGAATGGAAGCCTTCAATGTTTGCATCGATCGAAGCCGACACCCCGACCGCCCGCCAATAATCTTCATAACCGATGACCGCCATTTCCGTTCTATGAAGGTCGATGTCTTGTCCGGGGAAGGCCGTTCGCTTCATCCAATAATGGATTTCACCCCACAGTATTTCTTTGACTTGTTTTTGAAAGGTCGGGGCGGTGATGGGGATCTTGGAAGGGTAACGGGTCACCAAAAACCAAATCGCCGCCCAAGCAAGGGCCGCCGTCTTGCCGACTCCATGGCCCGACCGGATAGCAACGGAAGGATATTCCGCCAAGGCGTCAAGAATGTCCGCTTGATAGGGTTCAATCTGAACGCCTAAAACTTCGCTAGCGAAGCGGGCCGGTTCGTCTTTGTAGGCTCGGTACCGAACATCAAGGCGAAGGGAAGGGTCTTCGGCGCGTTTCAGGTTGTCAGAAAGCGCCGCGAAGCTTTCATCAAAAAAAAGGGATCGATCTGAAAGGGCCGCCGGTTCCATGACCTATAAATTGAATGGCCGATCGACTTTCGTCAACCGGCCATTCGGGGACCGTCTTACCCTTTGGGAATTGGGGAAGACCCGCCGGGCGGGCTTGAATTTAATCCTTCATGCCTTGGTTGGCAACCTCCAACCATTCTGACCGCCCCCTCCGGCAACTTAACGCCGATGCCCTCTGCCACGGCGAGGGCGGTAGCGAGAAGCTCAGTATTGGCTTGCCCTGCGTACCACATATGCTTTGGTTCAGGCGTTGTTCCGTCTTGTAACCGATAAGGGAAGCCAACATAAACTTCGTCATACTCTGGATAATGAAGAATCTCACGTTTGCAGTATCCCTCCGCACGCGCACGCTGGACGAGGTAGGCCATGCCGTCGTTGGTGAGAAGCCAACCCTGACCGTTTTTCCCTTCCCTTTCCGCCCACTCAGACACAACATAAACAAGACTCACTTCCTCATCACTCACAAATGCCGATGGAAATAAGCCGTTGTACCCATGCCGTTGTTCCCACCCCAACGCCTCGGCCAGTCGCTTCAGAAAGTCATCTTGGGCGGTGTTAGTCATGGTTTCCCCTGCCCTTCGGGCGGCTTGATCCCAAAGACCATTTCGGCAACTGCAAAAAGCATCGCCTTGGGTTCTTCATCATCCCAGGCTTCAACTGGCTTGGCCGTTCGTTTCCAATGCGTCAGGATAACTCGAACCTTGCTTCCTGGGGTGCGCCGCGTTAAAACCGTTACTTCATCATCCAAGGCTCGCTTGATGACCTTCATCATTCCAACGGGTCAAAAAATTCATCAAGACTACTGATAAACCCATCTTCATTCCACCACACAGGATCGGCTTCCAAATCGTGGGGCCACGTCCGGCTTGACCATCCAAACGCTTCAGCAACTTCCTTTAAATAATCATTTATTGCTTTTTCCATCACCTTGATCCCCCGGCGTTATATTGATCGTCAACCCTTTTGCTAGTTCCCCTTCATGCTTCTTGGCTTTCAGTCCGGTCATAGCTTCCCGTTGGAAGACCCTTAGTTGTTCGCCGCGAAGCCCGGCCCGAAAAGCCGCGTCAATCATCACTTGAACGAATTCAGCGGCGACGGGCATGGGGAACAAAAGCTTGTCCCATTCAAGCTTCTTCGGTGTCCTGGGAACGATCCCGACTTCCTGAAGGCGGTCAAGGTGCCGGTCTTGTTCTTCGGCAATGGCCGTCAGGGTGTGACGCCGTTCAGCCGGAGCCGATTTCTCTTCTTCGTAAAGCCGCCAGAATTCCCGCACGATCCGCTTGTGTTGGTTAATAAGATCGGTTACCGGCGCGTCGGCGTCGCGGTCCATCCGCCGATGGTGTTCAACTAACGCTTTATCAACGCCTTTTTGGTCATTCAGTATTTGGGGATGGGTCACGTCAAACTGGTAACCGGCTTCCCGATAAGTGAACACGTAACCTTCAAGGCGAAGCATGACCATAACCGCGACTCGTTCATTCTTGTTCAGCCTTCGCGCCCCTTCAGACTTGGCCGCCTTGACTCCCTTCTTGTTTCCCTTGCCCTGGGCGTCTAACAAGGCCCTGTACGCGATTGCGATTTGGTAAAGCTTCCATGGGGGGGCGAAGGCGGGATCGGTCGCCGTCGTTACCTGAAGGCCAGGAAGGCCGCTTTTGGGAAGCTTGCGCCTTGCCATCACGGAAACCGCTTCAAAATGTCGCGGCCCTCCGCTCCAAGGGCGTCAAAATACTCTTCCCGGCCCAATCGCAGTTCAGAAAAAAGGTCATGTAATGCCTTCGCCGCAATCTCTGACGATCGCTTTGAACTTGTTTCGAGGGAAACGTCATGATCGGTGTTCCCCCAACCCCTTTCTTTAGCGAACCTACACCCGCGCAACTGCGCGACTTTCGCGGCGGGTCACAGATAGGTTATCCCAAGGCTATCAACCTTGCCCCATATTCCGGTCCCGAAAAATTCGGAGGTCTTGGCCGCTGATATTTCGTCATCCGTCAGGAATTTTCCCATCCTTTCATCCCTCCTTTTTTTCTGGGTTATAAACCGCCTCAGGAAATCGGCCCAATTCGATCGGATTTCCTTCGAACATCGGGAGATTATCGGGATTGGCAACCGGCAAAATATTCAACAATTCAATCCTTCCCCCTGTGTACCCAACCGGCCAAATAAGCCCGGTCGTGGGGGGCCGGAAGATTGCCAGGATATTACCACCGGCGGGGGATATTCTATCCCTTCCAATCGGGTCCAAGAATTTCAACCGACCGTCAATTTCTATGATTTCGGCAACCTCCCGAAGCATTGTAAACCAAGCGTCACCCCTTGGCATCGGGAGAAGAAGCGCCGTCAAATTATCATGAAGCCTTGCTTCTTCCCGCGCCGAATTGACCCACCCGCCGATGTTGGTGTACGGGGGGTTCAGCCAAACCCTTTTTTTGAAAAAGGGCCATTCCGAAGATTCAGACTTGACCCTTGCGGACAGATATTCCCGACATTTTGTGTTGTTTTTGTCGGCAGCCGCGTCAACATCAAACGGCCCCCAGGCGTCGTTACAAGTCAGGAAAAAACCGTTGGGCGTTTCCCAATTCGCGTTCCCCATTTAACCCTCCGTCTTCAACTCGCATTCAATTGCCTTTCCATTCTTCCCAGGCGTCAGCGCAAGAAACACAGACAACGATTTGGCTATGGGAAAGTTGAAGGCAAGACCTTGTTCGCGCCCTTGCGAGATAAGCCCAATCTTCCGGAAGGCTCTAAGGGTGGTCTTTCCTCCCGTGGCTTTCGCAAACCTTCCCGCATCTTTGACACGTTATACGGTGGACATGTTCAGAATCCCATTCACCTTCGATCCCCATGCGATCCCCCTGTTCGTCAGTTCGGCGATTTTCCGGTTTCCGTGAATTTAAAATCCTGGGTTGTTTCCGACAGCGCTTGCCATTTCCGGCCATCGGGCGTGTCAGCCACAATCACATAACGCCGTTGACAGTTCGGGCAAATCGACATGATCGGCTTTTCGGCATCGGTCTTATGTTTGAACTTGTTACATTCGCAAGTGACCGGCGCGAACCAAATCTTGGGTTGCTTGACGTGTCCCGTTCCCTTGAATCCCATTTCAATATCCCTTTTATTATTGATGCGTTCGCTTACAGGTGATCCCCCGGTTGGCGTCTTCAACTAAGCCCTTGACGAAGTGATAAACCAACGTGCTCACATTGTCGATTTCAAGCCAACATTGTTCAAGCGTGACGGGTTCGCTTTGATCCAGTTCCATTTCGATCGTGACCTTATTGGGTTCGACCGTTTTCATCAGATACCGCTTGACCCTTGCTTCGTTTTGAATCCTTTCCCTTGCCGTTTCGGGCTTTTTCTTTGCTGTCATCCCTCCCCCCTTCCCCGAAGGTGTTTTCAACCGGCGCTCGATTGGATCGTCTTGATCTTTTATCCCATTGATCCCCCTTTCGATCGTTTCTTCCCTTGGAAAGATTTCCTTTGCCATCATGCCCCCTTCCCAAAAGTCAATTCAACCCAATCGCCGACCATCGAACCCGGCGCTTTCCCTTGCCGCTTCGCTTCGGCCTTCAGCTTCTTGAAGGTTAATTCCCTGACCCGGTAATAACGGATCAACGATCGCCTTTCACTTGGCTTCTTGAAGGGCGGCCCCGGCCTTTTCTTCTTTCCGTCCATTTGTCTTCACCACCTTTCTTGGGTTATTGTCAATTCATACATTAAATGACCCGAAAGATAATGTCAAATTATTTTCGATTATTGTCATTATCCGCTTGACGGGGTTAATGTCAGACATTATGTTATAGGTAGTTGTTCGGTAATAAGTCAAGAGCCGGGCAACCTGAACCGCCGAAGTAGTTGACGGTTCCCCGGAAGAACCGAAGGGGAATCAGAACCCGAAAGGGAAGACGAACCGGGGTCAGCGTCGGGATGAACGGGGAAGCCGGGAACGACCTTGCGGGACCACAGACAAGGCTCGGTTCAAAGACCCCAACCAAACCATTAACCAAAAGGGGAGGCGAATCATGCGCCGGTTTCTGTTTTGGCTTGTCATGGATTCAAGCGTGCCGCTCGGAAGATTGGCCCCCTGGATCTTCGGTCTTGCCATAGGGCGTTGTCCGCACAAAGGGAAGGGGAAATGAAAATGATGAAGCCGAACGTTCTTTTAAAAGACCCGGTTCATAACACGAAGGAAGAAGTGAAAGCGTGGTTCGAAGTGATCAACGGTCTTGATGAATCCCGGATCGTGTGTTGGTGGAACGCCGTCAAAAGCCGAAGGTACCCGGCAACCTACGGCGCAACCGCTCATGAATGGTTAGGCCAGGTTGCATGGTTGATGTCTTGCGGATGTTCAAAGGCCGCCGCGATTCAGCGAATGGCGGAGGTGTTCCAGATCCAATCAAGGATCATCTAATCAACCGGGGGGCTTCGGCCCCCAAAACCTGGAAGGGGGAGTGAAGTGAAATGGAAGAAGGAAGGCGGCGCTTATATTTCTGGCCGGTTCGGGTATGAAGGGGCGCTTTACGCAACAATCCGGTTGTCGGAAAGTCATCGCGGATTATGGCATGCAGTAATAAGGAATTATAGCGGGGCTATCGTCAGACATGCGGGTTTGTGGCCCAGCCTTAAAGATGCAAAGGAAGAAGTCGAATGGTGCGCTTCTCGGCTTTGACCAAAACAAAAAGGGGAAACGAAATGACCGAACACGCCAACACGCTGAAGGGGATCGCGTTATATGCTTTAAGGCAATGGAACCACTTTGAATCCTATTCATTTGAAGGATCGTCAGGATATACACAAGGGATCAGGCGCGGGGAAATGGCCGCCAACGCCAAGATTCTGAAACAAATCACAGGGCGTGATGTCGCCGATGACATCCAGGGCGTGAAAGAAATCATTGACGCCATACCCGAAGAGGTTACCCGATGACCATTAAAGAACAAACAAAAGCCAACACCAGATCGGAAACCTTTGAAAAACACAACCAATACGGCGGCCATGCGATCGCCGAGCTTCGGAAAGCTTTTGAACAAGTCGAAGATCCTGAAGATTGGCGCGGGCCGATTTCGTCATTGGTTGAAGTCGCCGATTTAGATCTTGTCATGACGGCGATCAGTTACTTCACCGGAACGGAAGCCGTTGTTGAAGGCTTCAGCGATGAACTTCGGCGGGTCACTTCGGAAGGTTACCGGTTGGGGCCATGTGGTCCCTGATCATCAACCGGGCCGGGGGGTTTCGGCTTCCCGGCCCTTTCCTTTGGGGATCACCATGACAAGAATTTGGCGCTTTTCTTTAGAAACCGAACCGGAACAAATCTTGATGGTTCCGAGTCGGGCGATCTTTATTTCAGTAAGGCTTAGACAAGGCCGCCTTGACCTGTGGGCCATTGTGAACCCCATTCGAAATTCCGAAGCAAGAAAGATTTGGGTCATTCCAACGGGCGCGGTCCCGCCGGTAGGGTTCGAAGATTTGCCTGTGGTCGAACAGTTGGCCCGCTTTATTGGAACCGTTATGACCGAAGACCAAAGTCTTATATTCCACGTCTTCGGATGAAGGGAAGGGGGATCGTAATGCAAATCGAGATGAAGATATGGGAAGCCCTCGGGGTCGAAGGCCGAACCCTTCTTTATTGTCAGATCATGGACGATCAAATGTTGAACCTTGGGGACAAAGGAAAGTCGATGATTTCGCCGCCTATGGTCTTCAGTCCAGACAAGTCGATCTATGTTGAGGTGTCTTTGAAGGAAACGCCAGAGGAAATGGAAGGGGGATCACAATGACGGATTTCGAAGCAAGGATCAAAACAAATTTGGCGAAGCGCCGATTGGTTGGAGTTGAAGAAGCCTCTTTCCTGTCAGGTGTTTCGACCTCACAGATCAGGAGTTGGCTAAAAAAGAAAGAAATCGCCGTACATAAGATCGGGGTCAAAAACTGGATTATGATTTGCGATCTTGAAGCTTACATCGACAAGTTCAGGATCCCGGCCAAATGGGAAGGGGTGTCATGAAAAACGACTTTCAGCCTGGGGATATTGTCCGCTTCACCGAACAGGGCTGCGATCGTTCAGGCCGCGTCAAGCGGGTCGGGTATAAGCATGTTTGCGTTGAAGTCGCCACGCCCTGGACGTTGCTTAATCAGAAATTCTCGATCAAGAAGTTCAAACCCGAACAACTGAAGAAGGAAGGTGAACGATGAAGGGATCGTTGGTTTCGTTGATCATGTTGATGTCCTTGATGGGATGTAGTGTCTTCCCGAACTTCCGGCCCCCGACCCTTCAGGAACAAAAGACCCAAGCCTTTTCTTCATGCCCGGCCAATTACCGCGAATTGACCGTTGACCATTTCCGGGGTCAGTTAACCGATCCGGGAAGCGGTCTTTTCCGGTTTGCCCGAATTGAACAAGTCGTGTGGTCGGGGAAATATGGGGAAGCCTTTGAAGTCGGGGTCAATGCCAAAAACCGTTTTGGCGGTTACGCGGGGGAGAAAATATTCACTTATTTCTGCTCTGACAACGGCATTGAAGAAATAACAATCGAACGGTTTAGAAGGATGTTAGCCAACGAAGGGGGATGGTGAAAGGGGGATCAAAATGAAAATGGGACCGATTAAACCGATTGTGATCAATGAAATCGCCGTTCAGAATTGCGCCGACCTGAAGCGGGCCGCGCACTTCCGGTACAACTTGATCGACCGGGAATCATCAAGCGGATCTTCGAAGGCGTTGATGATTGCGATCCTTGCCATCGTCGCCGCCGCTGTTCTTCTTGGGGGGGGCCGGTAGTAATTGCGGGGGAATCATGGGGATCGGCCCTTTGGGTCGGTCCCCTTTTTTTGTGTCCGTTTGCGGGGTCGGCGGAAGGGGGCATTTTTCGCCGGTCAAGGATTCGGTGATTTCGTTCAGAACGGATTCAAGGAAGCTGGCAAGTGTCCGGTCGGCCCCGGCCAGTGGCCATCGGATCAAGACAAGTCGTATCTTGGCAAGCCGGATGATGTTGGGGTTCGTGCAAAGAAGGCGAGCCGGTTCGCTTCCTAATATTTCATAGCTTGAAATCAAAAGCAGAATTGAAAGACAAACGACTACAACGTTCGCGCTAATTCTGGACATTGACGATCCCCATGTTTTCAGCCGCCCGCAAGAAACAGGCGGGCGAAAACGGTTCCCAAGACCCGATCGCAAAAAGATATTGGGCGTCGGTCAAAGTGATAACGTCTTCAACGACCCAACCACCTTCGGCTCGAACTTCCTTCGCTGTCGGTCCCCGCCCTTCTTCTTCCATCGATCTTCATCCCAATAAATTGGGCGCGGGGTCGGGCATAAACCCCGCGCCCACCTGTTGCACCCTTAATCCAACTCTGCAATTGGGTTTTGAGTCTCGGTGTCCGCCGGTCGGCGGTTTAAATAATCACCAACAACCACCCCCTTCCGTGTTCAAGAAAGTATGGCCGTGTTGTCGGATTCGAACCGACTATGGACCCTCAGTAGTGAGGGACAGATCCACGTTTCGAACGACTCCTTATTCCAGTGAAATGTTCTTGGTCTGGGGAATGGCAACCCCACGGACTAACACCCTACCCTTTTCCTAATGTTCCTTCAGGGTCAGCTCTTGGTTCTAGCGGCTTTCGCCTCCCAATCCGCTTCACCAGTCACCCCACTTTTCCGACGTTTTCACCAGAACGCCAAACACGGCCCAAGTTTTCCTTAATGGCGGCCCTATGCCGCCGCGTGTTGACCTCCGCTGAAACCGCTATTCCCCATGTTTTTGTTCTTGCTTTTCGTGCCTGTCCCGACAACGTTTTCGCGGGTTTGGTCGGGGCCGGTCCAAGGTTCGTCCATGGCTGTATTCCGAAGATCCCTTTCCATCACATCGGCCAAAAGCCTCAACCCCTTTATGATGTCCCGTTTGGTTGCCATTAGTTGCTGCCCTCCTTTCATTCAACCCAAAGGTTAGTTCATGACCGGAATGGTTACTTGACGCCCCCCCAACCCGGCGATCGATCCTTCTTCGGGATCGTGTTGATTAGCTTTTGATATTGGCCTTGACTCTGAATCGCCGATCCGCCCTGGGCGTTGCCGCTTGCCGATTGGTTGATGTTGGTTCGGTTGGGCCGTCTGACCGCTTGTCCCCCAACGTAAGCGCCCCCGATGATCGTGGCCGTTCCAAGTTGCTTCAACCAACCGGAATCGGAAGCCGCGAAGCTTTGGGTCTTTCGGCATTGGGCTTGATTCGGCCAAGTCCCAGGATCGCAAAAGTATTCAGTAACGATCGAAATCGAAGGGAGCAAAGACCCGGCGGCCCATGAATTGACGAACCAAAAGCCTCCGTTTTTTGCCATCGCCTGGGCGAGATAGAAACGTTTCTTCTTGGGGTCTTCGGGAATCGCCGCTTCTTCTTCAACGTCAAGCAAGGGCGCGATCGCCCATTCAATATTGATCACCGGGCTTCCGGTCGTTCGGTGATCGATCCCGGCGCAACCTGACAGGATAAGCAGACCCATGACAAGCAAACTTGTTTTCATGCTTCCCCCTTTCTTGCGTGATATTTTAGAAAGCGATCATATTCTTCGGGCGTCAATAATCTCTTGTCTTGTCCATAAACAAGCCCATACCCCATACAACCGGTACATAAGACCGAAGACGATCGCGGGTTGCGTTTTCTGTAAGGCTGCAAGTCGAAATATGGGATCATGCGTCCCGCCCCCTTGCATCGCCCACACGCCTTAATCCTTTCAACAAATGCCCGGATTCGACAAGGAAACACTTTTCACCTTGGGCAAGAAACGCCACACGCGATCTTGAATCGTTTTGCGGTCCCGCGCGCCGCGTTGATGACCCGCCTTTCGCAATCCCCCCGCACATATTGAACATCTTCAATGTAGCCGTTCAGCCGCTTGTTGAAGCCGCATTTCCTTGTGTCACGAACCTTGCGGAATCCTCGCTCCCTTTTCACGCCCGCAAGCGCCGTCGGGAGCATCGCCGACCCGCCGCCGGGGTCGGCTTCCATGGGAACCCAAACGAACCGGGGCTTCCCATCAGCCGGGTCAATGGTTACCAAAACAACGTCATCCTTGAAGGTGGCGCACGTCACGACCGCCCCATCGTCAGCCTCGATGTCCGCCTTCGCCACCGGTTCAACCCCCCAATGTTCTTCGAACAGGCGGGCCTGATCTTGCGCCTGGGCCAATCGCCGCGTCGGAATCCCAAGCCCCGACGCCTCTATGAAGTCCATTATTTGCGGGGTGTAACCCGCCATCAATCCCGCGATCGCGGTTCCAATAATCGCCGCCTTCCCGGAAGGTTTCTTTCTCATTTCGGTTCAACTCCCATCCCGGAGATAATTCCAAAGACCCGCGTTTGTCCACAACCAAGGCTTTGTCAGCGCTTCATGTGGTAACGATCCGATGTTTACGTTTTTGCCAGCGTAGGCCATTTCACGATCAAAAGACCATTCCATTTCGGATAACTCCCCGAAGACCTGCCACGCGTCTTGATCAGAATAAACATGAACCCATTCGGCGTTTAAGGAAGCCTCGTGATAAAGGTCCGTCATTTCCGGCCTGACGGGTGTCCCCAGGGTCACCATTTTGGCCCGGGCAAGAACACCGATTTCCCATCGGTAGCGGTTCAGAAAATGGGCCGCGACTTGTCCGCCGTGTGACCATGCAACGATCCCAAAGTCCCGATAATCGCCGTCCCCGTGCCCCAAGTAATACAAGACCCACCAATGAAGGGCCGCCCCCGCCGCCATCCATTCGTAATTTTCGCCCATGGTCCCTTCAAGGTCCGTTGACCAAAAGAAGGGGTCTTCCGGGGCCGGGTGTCTGAACCCTTCGCGCTTGGCTTCGCGCCACCAATGGGAGTCCGGTTGCCACCACCCATCTTCGTGAAATAGTTCATGCGTTCCGGGGATGGTGATCAAAAACATTCGGAAGCGCCGTTATTGGCCGACACGGTTTGGGGCGGCCCTTCGATCTTTGTATAATCACCAGCAAAAACGACGTTCGTTGCCTCTTTGGTCCCGTCAACACCAACGACAAGTTTAAAGCGCCCCCGCAAAACATCCCAGGCCGCCCGCCACCCCTGGATTTCAAATACCGAATGAATGAAGGGATCATCAAAAACGCGATCCTCTATAAGCCTTCCGTTTTCCCAAACCTTGAAAAAGTATTGGCCGGTGTTGTCTTTCATCAAGCCCCCCTTGGCGGTTTCAATTTGCCATCCGATAGAAGACGGTAGAATTCCCGGCGTTGTCCGCCCCCAAGGGATGGGTAAATGTACCGCTTCTTGCCGTCGGGGTCGGTCACCCGCGCCCACCAAAGGCGATCGTCCCGGCGATCAAGGTGAACCATCCCCCAAGGACGCCCCCGAAACCGGGTATCCCAATAAATCCCGATTCCCCTTATCCCCCAACAAAGTTCCGCCGCTGTTTCAAATGCTTCCGCAAGGCTTGAATCCGGGAAGAAATCCCCGGCGTCAGACAACCGGCCCACCGCATAATGACGGCTGGCCTTGCTTCCGGTCTTTCTGACAAAACCCCTTTTTATCGGCGTTGGGAAAACCCTCCTTTCAAGACGGTGGCGGAACATATTAACGTGAAGCATAAACATTCGATCCATGTCGGGCCAAATCCCTTCCGGGAATTCCGACTTTTTAAAATATTCAATCTTGTCCCAATTAGGTTCCGGCATGGTTCCCCTTTTCCCTTTCTTTCCGCCGCCTTTGTTCGCGCTCAATAGCTTCCGCCACATCATCAAGGCCGCCTGGGGCCGCGACAAAACAGACCACCGCGCCTTCCTGACATCTATAAACATCGCCGAAATCGTCACAGATCAATCCGTCAACGTCATGTGTTGGAAGATCGATCGGTTCGAGATCCTTAAAATTGAGGGGGTCGTCTTCGTCAGAGAAGAACTCCGTTGTCCTGACAAGCGCCCAAGCAATCAAGGGGACCATGTAAGGGGTGAGGTCTTCGTCATCGTCAAGGTAAACCGCCGACCAGATACCCGGCGGTATGATCTGAATAATGTCTTCAGTGTCAATTCTTTCTTTCATTCGACCCCCCGCCCCGGAATCTTGTCTTTTCCCTAAACATTTGAAGTCCATACAAGCCCCAGGATGGACGAACTATGACCGACCCTTGTCAACCCCATAGGGTTGATCGCGGTCTTTCGACCACGGCTTGTTAACACACATCAGGGTTGATTTGGGCATAAAGCCTCACCCCCGTTTACATGGATTGATGCCTGACTAGCGCCCAACCCCTTGCCGGATTCCCTTCCTTGGGTTCGAAATGATGTTTCCCCTGGGCGATTTCAAAAAGAAGGGCTTTCGGGTAGGCCGCCCAAAGCGTGTCCGGGTAATGGATCGCCGCCCAAGCAACGAAGGGATCGAAGGCTTCAGCGCGACCGGCCAAGGTCGGATTGATGTCGTAATGGTACGAACAACGCCCGCCGGTCTTCCTTCCCGCCGGATATATGCCCGCCGGAAATCCACACCGGCCAAAGGCGGCCATGAACTCACAGCGCCACACTTGATCGGCTTCAGCGCCCTTCGCGGATTGCCTTCCTTTGCGCGTCATTTTCCTTCATCCTTTTTGCCTTCGATAACCAATTACGGAAGCCGCGCTTGTGATCTCGGCGCTGCCGGGTCTTAGGTTGGACGGTGATCCAATTCACGTAGGATTTCAGTTCGTCCAGATAGGCCAAATCGGGAATTGGATTGAATTCAAGATCCAGCCGCTTCCAGTATTTTGTGTCATCGAACCATGGCAAGACTTCAAGGGCTTCAAGTTCGGTTTTGATTTCTTGAAGATCGGGGGGCCATTCCTGGGGGGGTCGTGTGATTCGGGCGGTTTCCGTTCGAATCATGCGAAAGGGGGGAAGGTTTAGATTCTTTTGATTTTGAATCTGAATCTGAATCTGAATCTGATTCTGATTCTGACTCGCTAGGCCGTTCGCTAGCCTTTTGCTCTAGCAAATTCCTAGCTTTTGCTAGACCTCCGACCCTTCCGGCTTCTTTGCGTTGTTTTATCTTAACTAATTGATTTTGGCCTATTTCGAATAACTTTAGGTTGATCAACCTTCCGCTTTCTTCGACCCAACATTCACCAATTAAACCGGAAAGATTCCGCTTTAATACCCTGAAGTTTATGCCGCTCAAACGACACAGCAGGCCCAAGTTAGCGGGTAAAGTCCCCGGTGGATCTTGCAACCATGACACGCAAAGAAGGTGATCATATATCCCCCGTTCTTCCCAAGTCATGGCCTGAACCCGATTATCATTCAGCCAATCGTTGACTAATTTTGGGAACCAATGGGGGGCCGCCATGGGTCGATTTTGTCCCCTGAAATAAGAAGGCCGCCCAACTGATCGGCGGCAAAGGGCTTATCCAAACCCCAAAACCGAACAGCGGGCGGCCAGCGTCAAACCCATTTCAGTTTGGATAACTTCTTTGCCGATTGCAAGCCTATCAAATGGATTAACTCAGGTCAAGGGAAAAAGCCTTTAAAGGCAAAGGGAAATCGCTTTTTGTCGGTCAATTACCTTAGAAGGGAACCGAACCGGTCTAAGTTATTGACAGATTGGCCCTCACCCGCGCCCGCCGCCGCCTTCCTGAATAATTCCACCGGCACCGGTCCTGACAATGAAGAACCCCCAGGTGCTTTCGAATGAAGACCTTCCCGCAATACTGACAAAATCCGACCTTCTTATGAAGCGTGAAGATTCCCAGGATGATGAAGGCTTCCAACATAGATGAAACGGAAACCCGTCGGTAACGTGCAATCCCAACAACATCATCCTTCAATTCCCTGGGAATCCGCGCCCCGATGGTCACCTTTTCAGGCTTCCCCATTCGAGCCCCCAAGTTCTTTGATCGCGTTGTCCCGCGCCTGATTCAATCGGCTCATTTTTTCATGACTTCCGCCGCGATCCGGGTGAAGTTCAGCGGCAAGAAGCCGGTAATTGATATTGACTTCGATCAGATTGTCAGGCGTGTCTCCCATGTGGGCGAGAATGTTCCGCCAATCATCCGGCCCGGATTGCAGTTGTGCAAAGCCCCGAAACATCCGGTCCATCATTTGAGACACGCCCCAACGGTCAAGGCCGCGCATCGCCGCGACTGTCAAGCGGATTGCTTGAAGATTGTCTTGAATATGTGTCCAACGATCGCAGGCAATGGATAGGGTCCGACCAGTCAATTCGAAATAGACGGCAACCCCAGGGTCTTCGGGGTTGGCCCGGCCCGCATACGGCATCCCGTTTGCCTTCAATTCAATGTTGGTTGAAATAATAGGGTACTTCGCCCCCAAGCGGTCCAGTTCATCCGACAGGCCATCACGCGCTGAAGTGAACGAAGTTCGGAAGCGCCCGGCCAACCTGACCTTTGTTCTCTTGTATCCGGGGGGCCAATCCAGCGGGCAAGCGGTTGCCATTATTCCCTCCTTCCTTCACGGCCCGCATGGGTAATTGAACATCCGCAAGCCGAACATCGCCCGTCTTCTTGATTGATCGCGGCACCGCAAAGGGCGCAAAGCCGCCCGCCGCGAATGGCGTGAACGATGTCAAGTGCGGCCTTCCAATTCACGCGCCGAATGCGGCGATCCCAAAACACAAGAAAGCCGACAAGTGAAAGCCAACCCGCCCAAATTCCGACTAAAAAACTCAACCAATCCATCAAGATCCTTTTCTGACCTTCGCCGCCGCTTCTTTCATGTCTCTAATGGTCAATCCCTGATGAGCGGGATCACCGCATACTTCTATCTTCAGTCCTGTTGTTGCTTCGATAAGGCTTATCGTTGCCCAACCTTCCGGGTGACAATTCGGACCGGGAGATCCCTTTTCTCTTTCCACATACCCAATCTGTCCGCAAATGTCACAACTAAACCTGTCAGTATTGACGATTGTCATGGGTTCTCCTTCTGACGGTCGGCGGGCCGCCCGGCCTTTGGGAATCCTGTTTGACCCAAAGGACCGAACCCGAACGGCCCACCTTCCGACCCGTTTGATTCTCTAGCTTGCCGCCTGAGCCGGTGACTTCCCGGTCACCTCGGGGCCGGGTTTCTTCAGCGCTTCCTTGACCTTTCCCGCGTACCCTTCGGCCCGCCACGCGGCCAATATCTTTTCAATATCGGCGGGCTTGGCTTCCATCCTTTCAAGATGGTCTTTCAGCTTGAACTTGCGGCCCCATCGGTCCAAGACGTTTTCCAAATGATTCGGCAAAACGTTCATGCCTGAAAGCATTTCATCAAGGGTTTGAACCCCCGCTTCAACGATCTTCGGCTTCGTTGCAAGGCTTTTGCTTTCCAGCTTGAAAACAACGTTCCCCGTTACCGCTTCGAACTCCAAGACGATCTTCTTTTCGACCTTGGATACGAGCATGTTTTCATCCTTCCTTCGTGCCATTCCAACCCCCTTTCAGGCTTCGAGTACATCAACTATCCAAGCCATTTGAAACCAAATATCCTTTTCTCTCGAACTCATTTGACAAAACGCCTTGCCGTTTGGCGAAAAGGAATCAATCATGACCCTTTCACAACTCCCGTCAGTCTTGGCAACTAAAACCACAGCCCCTTTTCCAATCTCAACGGAATCTTCTTTGTCTCCCTTCTCACCGAGAAAAACCGTCCAAGTCATTTCACCCCCCTTCAATGCGCCAACCCCCAAAGCGCCAACCCCAACGCTTCCGCCGTGTTGTGATTTATGACCTTCAAATTGAACATGAAATCAATGGCCCTCACCATTTCAGCCTTGTCCGCGTCCCCATGCCCGGCGACAAATTTCTTCAACTCCTTCGGGGAAAGTTTGTCATGATAGGGAACACCGACCCGGTGAAGAATAAGCTTCGCAACTCCATGAACCCCAAACAACGGGATCGATCCCCTTGGGTGGTCCATGTGAATGAAGGGCGCTTCAAGGATCGCTTTACCGGGTTTCATATTAACGATCGCCGCCCAAAGTGAATCGGCTATGACGGCCAGCCGCGCCCCGTAGGAATGACGGGGGTTGGTCTTGATGGTTTGGGCCATGGCGATCGTGTCAATACACCCATCCCGTTCAATAACGGCGATCCCGGTTTCCGCGATCGACAAATCAAGACCCATGATCTTGATGGGTTGCATGGTTCCTCTTGTCCCTTTCTCTAAGCCGTCTCGTTCGAACCACCTGGGAACACTTGCGATCACAATAGGCTTGACGCTTGATCCCCCAAAAAACCGAACCGCAATGAATGCAAATCCTAACGCTTTCTGAAATATCGGCGAAAGCCAAAGAAACCCTTGCCGTTATCAGAACTCGCATTTCCGGATCTCGGGTCGGTAATTGCTTCCAAATTCGAAAGCCTATGTCTTGGGCCATATCTTTAAGGCGGATTGTCCGGGCTTTCACGTATGGCGCATTTTGCCTTTTCATTGGTCCCCATTCATAAAGGGGGATTGGGGCCGGAAACATGGTTCACCCGGCCCGCGCCCCATGCTTGGCGCTTGGCCTCCCCCCTAAGACGGCGCTTCCGAATTATAGATTGGTGGAGCCGCCCCGGATTGTCCCGGGTCAGAGATTGGGTTTGGGGGCTGGGTGATCGGGGTCAAAGCAATATCCCAAACCGGCCCCGATTTGAGGCTTGGGTTGAACGGAGTCGAACCAATGGCCCGGTATATTTCTTGCGCCAATAGAGTCGGGGACCAACGATGATCCCCGCTTTCGCCGTCCATGCCGATCAAAAGCTTCTTTTCGCGAAGGGACAAGAACAAATCATCCCTAATCCGTGTCAACCGGTCTTCCCGCCCGAAGTCCCCTTTGTGAAGATAGAAGCCGGGGGTTGGGTAACCGGGACAATGGGCCAACTCCCAACCCATCATCAGCTTGTCGATGGTCTGCTTTTCCGACCAATTCAGATCCGCCCAAAGCATGTCAATCGTCCCCTTCTTCGGCCTGGGTTTCGGAAACGCGTTCGAACTTCGTCTGCCAATATTTCGTTTGTTTGGCTTTCTTGGCGCGTTGGGCTTTGTTGTTCCTTACCTTTTCTTCGCCCCTGACAATCCAATCGCCGACAACGACCAACTCCGCGCCTTCAAATCGCGCCTTCAGTTCCTTTTCAAGTTGTTCGGCCTCCTTCTTGAATGGTTTCACTTCGGCCAGCCGGTCAAGCTTGACTTCGGTTGCGGGGTCATCGAGAACCGAAAGACCGCCCTCAAATTCAACCGGCGGATAACAAACGTTCTTGTAAGCCCAACACTTCAGGCACACGCTTGAATCCTTATGGAAGGGCGGAAGGCAAAGGTCTTCGGACAAACCGGCCCGAACTCCTTCAACGGCTTCAACGGCTTCTTCGGCTTGTTTGAAAAGCCCTTCCATTTCTTCGTAGTCAAGCTGGACAAGAATAAACTTCCATTCGCCTGTCAGTGACACAAGCAGAATGAAGCCCATTTCCACGTCTGATAGGAACTCATAAACCTGAATTTGCCGAAGCCATTTCCGGGCGAACTTGTTTCGCTGAAAATCTTCAAGGCTGTTCAGGCTTTGAAAAAAGTTCGGGTGACAGCTTTTGATGTCGAACGGGTAACGCTTCCGGTTGATTTCCACCTTGCCGTCACACTTCCCCCGAAGAACCACCTTCCCGCTTCGCCCCTTCAGTTCAACGATGGATTGAACGTCAACGATCGGAATCCCCAAGGCAAAAAGCTTTGACATGATCGACGCTTCGAATTCCCGCCCGATTTCAAGCCGGGCGAGAATCTTTTCGTCAAAGCCGGGCCGTTCCCGCCAATGCAAGATCGCCAAGGCGGTTTCCCGCGTGCACTCTGAAATATCTGAAGCGGTTGGTTGATTCTTAGAATACGGCCCGGCGTCTTTCATCAACACGGCCCGGCGCTTGTCGCTGATTTCTTCAAAAAGTCTTTTGATCCCCAGGCTCGCCGCCGCCGCCGCGCCCGCTATTTCCTGGGCCACTTCCGGGGCCGGTCTTGCCGCTGTCTTCTCCATTGGTTCCCCCTCCCTTTCCTCTGTCGGCCGCTACGTCTTCGGCCCACTTTACGATTTCGTTATAAACCCCCCGGGTGATTTCTTTTGACGATTCAATCCCATGTTGACGGCCCAGATAATCCTTCAGGGCCGCTTCGGAAATCCCGCCCTTTTTGCAAATCGCCCAAAGGCGTTTCCGCATGGGTTCGCTAATAACCTGACCGGCGGCTTCGGGTGTCTTGCTTCCCGAATAGTCGGGAGCCGCGATCTTGCCGACTTCAACCCCGGCGTT